CCTGATATACTAGTAAACGTCTATTAAACATATTCGTACCACCTTTTTTATTCGTCTATTAATTGAATATCTACTGTTTGCCCGTTCCTTCTGTCAAAGTAATCTATTACCGTAGTATCCTCAAGCATTTCGAAGGAATAATAGGTAACACCACCATTATAAATAACGGTATTAAGCGTATACATAGAATCAGCCACATAGATTGTTATTTGACTTATAGAACTCCGGGTATCTCCTGTTAACGCTACTGTTAACGTGTTTGCCGTATACATACCTGTCGTTGTATCCATTATCGCGTCTATTCCAACTTTTTCTATTGTGTGCTGCATAAATTGAGCCGGGCTTATCCCGCCAAAATCATTTTTAAAAAATCCCGATTGATAAAAACCCATTTCGACGTCGTAGTTTTGCCCTATAGTTAATTTAAAATCATAGTTAACGAGGGGGGATAAAACAACATACTCTGTTTCATATTCGACGTCGGTGGGAATAATCCATTTCCCTGTAGCCGCATTATATCCTGCCGCCGTTATCGTATAAGATATTTCTGTTCCTGTCGGCACTCCATAGAAAACGGCTATTCCTTTATTATCAGTATTAGCTAAATTGCTTTCACCGTTGTAAGTCAGCTCCACTCTTGCTGACCGAACGTGATCGCCGTCGGGCGTGTCTACATGGATTTCAAGCACAGAATAAGTTTGCTGCTTCCCCCCGAATCTATTAATAAACGCCTGTTGAACATAGTTATCCTCCTATCACGCTATACTTGCTGTTATAGGCAACTTTTCAATCTCTCTATTATATCCGCAATACAATACGTTGCAGGGAAACATAAATAAACCAGAACTAACGGCAGCCCAAAGAATATCATTATTAAAATAAACTAATCCGTTCGCTGTATCTAAATACTTTCCGTTATTTACATTGGTTAGCCGTAATGTCCCGCGTGCGTTAGTAGCAAGGTCAGCCCAATTAAAGTAATCAACTCTATATTGCTGTCCTGCTGCCACGGCAACAACTTGCCGAAATAGTCGGCTATATGTGGCATTCATTGTACTACGCGGATACCAGTATAACCCTAATCGCGTCACATTTTCGGGAATGGTAAATGTCGGCATATATTCCACTTGATTTTGAGCGTTATATTGATTTCGTGACGGAACAAAACAAGCGGTAGGAACATCAACGGGAATAGGAATATCCCCCCTGATGTGGCTTGAAGTAATCTTCTATTAAACATTTTATCACTTCCTTAAAATTCAGAATAAATCATATAGCAAATACCAATGATAGCCCACGTTATCGCACCCATAAATATCGCTTCCATATCAACGCCTACTTTTCTTTTGTCGCAGCGTTTTTCTCGCCATAACTGCCCATTCGTGACTTGACCAAACTAGACAGGTTGGGCAAATATTTACGTCAAGCCGCCCGTAAGTAAAGCTTTTGCAGGCGTCCGCTGAATATTCTTCATTGCATAGATTGCACTTAATTTTCCCGTTTTCCATTTCAAAACCTCTCTTAGTTTGTATGCTAAATTTGCTGGTATAAATGCGGTAAAATACGGTATTTTATCGCTAAATTATTTATGTAGTTTAAATGTCAAAAACAGCGTTTTTTGCTATCTCTTTTTTTGAGATATCAAATTTACCCATTTTTGATGTTTTGCTTTATTTAGGTGTGCCAGTATTACTATTGCCGCTTTCAACATTTCCGTGAACGTGGTCGGCAAAGCTAATACCTTTGATTGTCGCATTGTCGATAACATCAAGCCGCTGCTGCACGGTTGTGTTACCTGTAACGGTCAGATTGCCATTTATGGTAGTGTTACTGTTAATGGTCGTCTGACTGGTGTTAACTGTGACGTGCTGCGGGGCTGTGACGATAACATTGCCGTCAGGTAGAATCTGAATGTAGCAGGTCGGCTGCTGGTTTAAAAATCCACCAATAAAAAAGCCGTCTGAAATATCAAAGTTTCGGAAGCTTCCGGGCTGGACTGGTTCAGCCGTCCCGTTAACAACGTTGGATACGTCCCGCTGACAGAATACCGCAAGTCCAATATCACCCGGTACAGGGTCGCAAACTAATGCCGCTGCGCCGCCCTGTATTCTGCAATAGGGTAAATTATAAAGCGGGGCTGGATTTATGGCGTTGTTTTTGGCATCTAGGGCAACTATTAAGGGCAGTACATCAACGCGCCCTGTGGGGCTTATTCCGTCGCTGTAAACAGCTTGGACTTTGCACGGCAACGCCGTATTTACCCTGCCATTCAAAAAGTTTTCGATAAAATACGCCATTTCGTTACCCTGACTATTTCCCGTAAAAGGTGAACGAGTGCTTTCAACCGTTGGCGAAACTATTTGAGATTTTTTCAAAGTATCCATATCAGTTCTCCTGTACGTAAACGGCTTTGACTACGCTGTCCCACGCTCCCGCAGCTTGCGAATTAAAGCATTCTAGGTTATGCGTCAAGCTTGTAACTTTCCATACGCCTGTAGCTCGCGGAACAACGCTTTCCAGCTTTACTAACCCGCCTAGTGTGATAGTAGGGTCAAATTCGCATTTAAACTCTATGCCGTCCTGCGTGAAAGACGGGTAGCCAATTAAACCAGTTCCTACCTTTATCAACACAGCATTACCGCTGCGCGCTCCGTTTTTCGGAGTTATCACTACTTTACTATCGTCAATATACAAGTCAATGCCTAGTTGCTTTGCTAGCTTGTGCATTTTTTCTATTGGGCTGCCTGTAAAGGTTGTGTTTCTGACACTCGCCGAAACGCCCTCGTTGATAAAGGTGTATCCCGCTTCTGTCGCGAATTGCTCGAACAGTTTCGCGGCGTCGGTAGTGCCTTGTACAGCGATTGGCGGCGTTGCCAGTAGTGCAGGATAAATACCCGCCGCTGCTTTGATATCAAAAGATATCTCCGGCGCACCGCTAAAGTTAGCGGCTGCCAGTGTAAACTCACCTTCAAAGACTGTCCCGACTATACCAGTATCGTCGCCAGCTTCAAGACGAATAAAGTTCTTCTCTGACTGCTGTGGATAAAATGCTAACGTGCTTGCTGTTTCCATGACGCTTAAAGGTAAACCGTATATACTGGCGGTTAAAGTGTTCTTGTCCTCGCCGCCCGGCTTCGATATCGTCGCTTTAATGCGGTGGTTTTCGATAATGATAGTATTGCTATTCGTATTCGGAAAAGTCCCGTTACGAAGCGTTATAGTCGCTCTAAGGGCTTTTATAGAAAAACTCATGCTACATCTCGCTTTCCGGCACGAAGCACAAGACAAAACGTGTTCCCAGCTCTTTATAGTCAAGCTGCGCCCCGTGTCCTTCCTTGTCCACAAATAACAGGTTTCCTCTAAAATTCAATTTAGGCTGCTGTAAGATCAACTCATTAGTTACACACAGCGCGCCTGTACATATCACTTCATCCTGTACGCTTAAATCACAATATAGGTTGTCATAACGCCAGTATAAGCGAATTTGGCAGATTTGACCGTCAAGCGTTACCGTGAATTGCTGATTAGGTATAGCGTTTAATGGTATCGTTTTATAAGTCATAATGTCCCCCTACAATCCCAAAACCTTTTTTATATCGTATGCTACACTACTGTTTTCGGAATCGTCCCCGTCGCTAGGATTAGTGTTGCCCCTGTCTACGGTTGAAGCGTCTGACGCGCTGGCGGCGTCGTCTGATGTTATTGGCTGCACATCAACATTTGTATACTGGCTTTTCTGCTGCCGAATCTCGACAAGATGAATGTTTACTACAAGGGTCGTTAATGCCTGCCCCTCGTTGAATGCGTAGTCATATTTGTCTAGCGTCATGTTTTGGTGTTCTTTAAGCGGGGTTACAAATGATATTAATTCCGTTGTTGTCCGCAGACGTTCTAACACTGCAACAGCCTGTTGAATTTCTCCCGGCGTTCCGTCTTTAGCAAGCGTTACTGTGATATCCATAGGGGCAGTAGTTTTATTGTAGGCAGCAAAGCTACCTTGTTCTAGGTAATCGTATGTAATATTAGCTTCCGCTTTTACAGTGCTGCCTAGATAGGTCGTAAATGTGGCTAGTGCTGTACCTGCGCTGTTGGCAAGTAACCAATTCTGCCATTCTTTACCGCTCCAATTCCATAATTTAGCCATGTTTACGCCCCCTTATTTAATGCCGCTTGCATTCGTAAAGAATAGCCCGGATTTCTCGCTGATTGCTCCACCCATGTCGGCAGCTATGCCGCTTGCGTCCGTTGCTGCGGTATGGATATCAATTTTGCCTACATTGATTTCTTGATTGGTATTGCTACCCCCGCCGCCTGCTGCAATAGCCTGCAACGACGGTATCGGAGTATTAGCTTGTTCCCACCGTTCAGAAATGGTAGCTTTTATGCTGCTCAATGAAGGAATTTTGTCTAAAATCTTCCCTATCCATTCCCACGCTGATTTAAGCGGGGATATCAGGTAGTCGTTAATAAACCCTGCAATGGCTTTGAACGCTGCGCCGCCTGCTGTAACAAGTAACGCCATTGCTGTTACGATTTTATAAAAGCCCATTAGGCAGAATAATAGGATTTGTTTCAATATCTCCCATGCTATTTGGGCTGCCTGTTTCAAGTAATCCCACGCCGTTTGTAGTGCCGCAAGGACTTCATCACCTGTTCCTAACATTTTCCATAAATCCTCAAAGGCACTCTTGCCGCCGTTGGCGTATACCCATAAATCTTCTAGGACTAATAGAAACGCTGCTATAAGCATTATAACCCACGTTATAGGATTAGCTAGTATGGCGGTGAATAAACTCCATAGGGCAGGCAGTAATAAGCCCGTAACAACGGCTACAATAGCGTATAACGCCATTGTTAATATATCGCCATGCTTCTGCATATATGCGAATACATCCGTTAACGCTAGGGCAAATTGAGTTAACGCGGGAGCAGCAAAACGCAGAATCGGCAGAAAAACGAATGTGAAAGAACGGCTTAATTCTGTAATGCTGTCGTTAAATTTTGCAGCTATAACCGTATCCTCTTTCGTGAAATATCCTAAATCCTTTTGACGTTTTATAAGGTCGTCTAAAGCTTGCCTACCACCTTGCAAAAGTCCTATCGTACCTTCGTCGAGTTGTAATGAAGATAATATACCTTGACTTTCCAGCTTGCTCATACCTTCAACAGCTCCGGCTAAATCTCGCAAAACGTCAAATACATTGCGGACTTTTCCGCTGTCGTCTACTACTGCAACGCCCAGTTGCTCGAAGAATGGCAGTATACGGCTTTTACCTGTAACAGCGATACGGGCTAACTGTTTATTTAGTCCTTCGACGCTGTTAAACAATCCCCTGACGCTGCCGCCTGATAGTTCTGCCGCGTTGCCCCATGCGTATAAATCCGGCGCACTTGCGCCTATACGGTCTGCAACTTTACCGACGGCGTCAGCTCCTGCGGCAAGACTTTTAACTTGCGCTATAATTGTACCAAACGAAAGGAAAGCGGCGGCTGCTGCTGTTCCTTTTTTCGTTAACTTGGAAGCAAAGCTTTCTGTTTTTTTGTTAGCTTCATCTATTCCTTTGTTAAAATCCGTGGGGTCTAGCCCTAGAGTTATCATAAAACTGTCAATAACTGTAGCCATTTTTTAACCCCCTTTCGTGTTTTTTCTCATATATTCAGCTAATAAAAAATCATTAGTATTTTTGTTAGCCAAAATCTCGCACATATCTAATAAGTCATCATAACTGTAAATTGTTTGAAGTTCATGCAGTGTGGCAAGTCTTGCAGCAACTACGTTAGCAACAGAGGGCGTGACATTTACTGTTTTTTCGAGAAATGAATACCGCTGCTGCTCGGCGACAAGTCGGGCGTTTCGTTTAACTTGCCGCCTTTTCGAAAACTAGAAAAATTCACCTCAAAGGCTTTCTTTTTCAGCGTCCATAGGCTACCTACTTCCTCAATAACTGCGTCTATTGTTTCCGGCATTAATTCTTGCTCTACGCCGTCGGAAGTAATAAGCGAACAGCATTTAAGCAACTCGTTGCCCAGCTCGGCGACTTCTTCAACATTAACATTTCCTAAAGATTTAAATACTTCATCAATATTAACATCACGCCAGTTAATCTCGGAAATGCCTTTCCCTTCCGGCAGTCCGTTGAATGAATTTGCAATACCGCCATGAAGTGCCACGGCTGCAAGTTTAATAATAAACATCTCTAGTTTTGTGGCTGGCATTTGTCGCGCCTTAAATTTTAGCGTTCTTTCTGCATCTTGTAGCGTAAATATGATTTCTTTTCTAGCCATTTTTTGCTCACTCCTTTTATAAGAATAGGCGATACTATGAATATCGCCTATTAGTTAACTATATTATATTAGCTTCTCGTTTCAAAAGCAAACGCTGCTGTAACGGGGTCAAGCACCTGTTTAAGTGCTGGGAAGTCTTTAGCGTTAGTTAATACGCCATTCGAGAACATGAACGAAGTTGAAATGCTCGGAATGTTTATTGCTAAACCTAGCCGAACGATTTTTTTCTGTGTTTCCATGTATTTAGCCAACGCCCTGATATAAGTTAAAGACGGGCTATTTGCTTCAAAGGTAAAGTGTATAATATGCGGTTGCGGTGTCCAGCCTGCCGCCATATGTCCGTCAACGCCCATACGAACGATACTGATTTGTCGCTCGTCTTGGTCTACAGCTTGGTCGGTAGCGTAGTTTTGCAACAGAACACCTGCAGGGAACAGTTCTTCAATCGTTAAGAAACATTTTGCATTTGCTGATGTAATATCCATTTATAGTACACCCCCTTTTTTATAACACTACGGTCAGCGGAACGACTAATCTGTTAACGCTGCCGCCATATGTATACCAAACGTTTATAATCGGGCTATCACGGTTAACCCTTGCTGCTGCGCCGGGGTCTAACACTTGGATATAATAGCCATTGGTGTAAAGCTCTGTAGAGATATCTTCCCCTGCTTCCGCATAAAGCTGCGCTTTTTGGCTTTCACTTAATTCGATACCCGTATCAATAACGCCGTTATTCAACGCCCTAGTAATTGGGTCGTTCAGCCATGCACGAATTTGCGTGTACCCAATCTCGTTATAAGGTGTCCTACCGATTGACGTCAAGCCGTTTGCAAGTGAGATTTGCATAACATTTTTAAGCCATATCATGTTGATATACGTATCAACGAATCCGTAGTTGCCGCTAAACATTTTTGCGTCATAATAGAACGAAAAATCAGTGCTGCGGGCGGCGTAACGTCCATAGAAGTTAACGTTGTTAGCCAGCAACGCTGTTGCGCTGTCGTCGTCCGTTACAGACGCCGCAAGTCCTGTTTGCTTACGGAACGCATAACTTACAACACTGTTCGCCCTGTTCCAGTCAATAGAAGCTGCTGTAGCCATGACAAGCGTAGCAGTGTATACGTCAGGCGCATAGTTCATACAAAATCCTTCGTAGTTCGCTTCTTTCAGCGTGGTTACAAGAGTTCCCTCGCCGCTGGTTTTCAGGGCGTTAGAAGATTGCCACGGAACGTACAGGAATTCAATCGGAGTATTATTGTTCCATTCAGCGAATTGCTGGATTTCTACGTCTGTAGCTTCTTTCAACGTGGTAAAGCTTACCCAGTTAGTTGATTGATTTACAACAGATTGCATATTAGCCGCAGGCGTCAAGGCGTCGCTGCCGTCGGATACTAGCGCGCCGCTTGCGGCGGTCAAGCCTAACGCTGTTGCGGTATCAGTGCCGAGGGCTTCAATAGTCAAGCCGTCTGTCGCTACCGATACTGCGCTATCTGCGCCTGTTGTTTTGCTGGTAATGGTAAAGCTTTCACTGTTGCTATTGTAAACAACGGTCGTTCCTGTAACCTTAGCAGCGATTGCTGCGGCTACGTCGCTTGGCGTTGAAGCTGCGCTAAAATCTAATCCGGTAACAGTGATAGGGCTGCCGTCTACGGAGATAGTAAAGCCGCCCGCAGTGATTTTTTTAAGGCTGGTCAGTGATAACGCTTCTGCGCCGAACAGCTTTCCTGCGATTGCCTCGGATACCCGTTTTGCAAAATAAAGAATATTAGGCTTTTTAACACTGTTATCGTAAGACTGGAAGTAATGACTAGCCGCAAGATATTCTACGCTGTCCAGCCCGTAGTATTCGCCTACAGCATCTTTGCTTGCATATGCTTTAAGCGTCGGGAATGGTGTTAATTCGTTTTCGCTTAAATACAAGCCAGCAATTTCAAGCTCTTGGCTACCCGCTTTAATAACGCGCGGGTTAATTTCAACGATTTTTGAAATAGGTATTGCCATTTTTTATAAACCCCCTTTTTCTGGTTTATGATGTACATCAACATTTTCCAGCCGCGTTATCGCGATTTTATCAAAGTATTCTGTCTGGTATTCGTATACCGTCCAAAACGCTAAATGAAGCGGCAAGCGGTATCTGTTGATATATTGATTTGTGTCGTCAGTGTATGGTAAAAACTGCATATTTTCGCAGTACAATAAAGCTATATTGTATTTCTTTTTGAAAAAGTCAACCGCAATATCAGAACGCCCCAGCGTTTCAAAATATTCAGCCCGCTGCAATGCTCGTTGATAATCGGCGTCACAAAAATCGACGTTAACGACATATTCACGGTAAGAACGTGTTTCCGTTGTGCCTGCTTCCGTTACAATCTGTTCCCCGACATTCGTACCGATTCGGCGGGTACTGGCAAGAAAAAATACCACGTGTTCTCGTGTCTTTGGCAGTGCCGAGTTGTTCTGCTGCCCTAAATAAATTTGTTCAGCAGTTAACGGCGGTTGCATATAAGCCCGCAAATAGGCTTCTACAGCTACGTTAATTTCTCCATGCTCCAATTACTTCACCGCCTTTCTTCCGACGCTTGTAAGGTTGTTTCCTTCGTCGTCAGGCTGATTGGTAAAGTCGGGATACGGCGGCACTTGCAAAGTTACTTCACAGTTAGCCCAGCCAACATTAGACCAGTCCTCAAACATTGCTGTGATTTTCCAAAATTCACCGGGCTTGCGCTCGATATAATCGCCTGTGCGTAAGATTGGAACGCGTGCAATACCTTCAATAGGTCTATTGTTATCGCTGGCAAGAAATATCTGTTCTGTATGCGCGGTGCTGTTGATGTTTTCGAGATGTTGCAAACGATTAGCTTCGTTTGGTTGAAACTGCACGTTTACAGTTGCAGGGCTAAAAAAAAGCGGTGTAACAATGCCGCTGATATTTTTTTGCCCGGCTGACTGATACAAGATAACTTGTTCGTCAGGATTTATGGCAGTTATAGCACTTCTAACCACCATGTGCAAATTAATTCCGTTCATCTGTTACACCCTCTTTATTTAACTTTTACGTTATTTGTGACTGCATTTATCATGGTAGACGTATCAATCAAAGCTCGGTAAGGGTCAGTTGCTACGGCGTTTTTGCCGCTTTGTGCTTTGCGCTGTTTCATGCGGATAGTGGCAGGGCTATTCGGGCGCGGGTCGTTCCACTCCCATTTTTTTATAGTATCCTGTATATCCGCTTTCATTTCTTTTGATACAGCAGTGTAAGCATTTAAAAGCGCGCCATTCTGCGCCGACTTACCTTTTAACAGGGCAGTAAGTTGCTTGCTCCATTTGTTTTGTTGTTCATCTACAGTCCTTTGCATAAAGGGGCGTTCAGGAACGCCACCAATGCCCTTGTTTTGGATATAGGCAACATAAGCAACATTTATCCCGCTTGGATAAGTTGCGTCCGCTGTAAAGCCCGCCTGTGCTTCCGGCGTTTGCCTTACTAGGTTTCGCAACTTCTTTTTCCAGTTGCCGGATGTCCCTGTTCCGTTACCTGTAACAAGCTTGACTTTTAAACGCATAATAACGCCCGCCTGCTCTGTACTTTGCCGTGAGTGTCCAAAAAAGCATACCGCATTGTGTCTGGTTATACCAGTTCAGCGACATTGGTAGGGTATAGCTTGTTGATACCTTGCCCTGTGTCGCGCCGCTCAAAACGCCTACAACAAACGCTCCACGCTGCTGTAACTCGCTTATGTGACAAGTGAGCAGGTAAAGCAGCGTTTTACGTTCGTCAAGGTCTTTTACGGCTGAATTCACGGAATTATTTAAAGCCAGTGTTGCTATTTTGAAATTATTTTCAAGTACAACATCATCTACACCCGCTAACTGCGGATACAGCTTTTTAAATTCTTCCAGATCGAATATAACGATATTGTTATCATCAGCCATTTTTAAGCCCCCTTACTTAAAAGGGGTCGTTGAAGCAATAACCTTTTTCGGGTCAAGTGGCTCGTTCCCGTTACGCAGTTCTTTGCGTTCGTGGATTGCGCTTTTTGTAAAGCGGGTATCTCCGGTTGACGCAAAAATCAAACCGTTAATGATTCTAGGGTCTGATTTATGCTGTTTTTTAATCAGTTCCCACATATCAGAGGGAACGCCGAATGTCATACCAAACGCGCCGCCGATTGGATTTTTACCCATTTCAAGCCCCGCAAGATGTTTGTTGTTGCCGTTAAATTTAACCTCGGCAAGACTACCGTTTGGCAGTCTTACAGCAAAAATCACGTCTTGATAAGAATTGCAGCATACCGTAACAGTGTCAGCTTGTTTGGTCGGGGAAGCTTGAACAGGTTGTTTGGCGTTAACTTTTTCAACTTCCTTTTCCTCTACCTCGCTGACTTCGTCGCTTTCGTTGGGGTCATAAGTAACGGGCTTTTCTTCCTCAATCACTTCTACCCCTGTCGGCTCGACTTCCTGCGGCAGTAATGCTTCTGTATTCTTATCATCAACGATTGTTACAACTTCATCTTCTTTTACTTTTTTTGGTCTAGCCATGTAGCAGCACTCCTTTTTTATTAGTTACTGTAAATTAAACGCCTGTCATTGTGCCGATTGCAAACGGTCTATAAATGATAGTGCCGTAAGAAGAACCGACGAATTTTTGATGGAAACTGGAGCTTTCCGGAATTAAGCGCATAGCACGGAATTTTTCGCTAAATCCGATTTGAGCGGTCGGCAGTCCTTCGATTGTCGGAGCGACAAGGAGAATGGAAGTGCCGCCAGTTGCGGTAGCCAGTTCAGGCAATGCAACGAAACGGATTTTCGGGAAGTAGGTTTCCAACATTTGACGTGCAGAGATATTGAAGTCAGTTGCTTTGCCAAGTTGTACCTGTGTAGCGGGAGAGGTAGCAAGTACAAGTTCGGTATTAGCGTCAATGTGTCCTGCGCCACGGTCAGCCATTTTGCCGAACAGATACAGTACATCTTCGTAAATTTCTTTGGTGGATTTTTCAGCCCACAGAGTTTTGGTATCTGCATTTGGCAACGGACTAACAGCAGCAGGCAAATTCGGGTCGTTCAACAAACCGTAAATCTCCAAGCCTGCCACGCCATACAATGCGAATTTATTGCTTGCAATGTCGATTACAGTAGCAGCAGCACGTTGTTTATCGGCTGCCAGTTGCAAACGTGCGCGGCTTGCAACGTCGACTTCTCTATCGCCATAACGGATATTAGTTTGATAGATATATTGAGTTCTTACCGGAAAAGTCGGGTTTACATCAGAAGCACCGCCTTGACCATAATCTGTATAAGCTTCAACCTCGCCTGTGATTTCGGAAGTTTGGAAGCGTGCGTAAGAGGTTGTCCAATCACCTTTTTTCGCTTCTCCGAAAATCTCCCTTGCGCCACGGGTAGCGGTCAGGATAGGGATTACCATAGGGTCAATATAAGATGTAAATTCAACAGGAACGCCGCTGTTGGCTGCTGTAACCATTGCAGCGTCATTCGCTAACTGGTCAATGCTATCGTTTGCCAAAATGCCACGGATAGGCGACCCAGTATCAAAAATAATACCGTATTGTTTCATCACGTCAAGCTGTTCCTGCAAGCCTAATTGATTTTCAAACATTTGTGTTTTCCCCTTTCATTAAGCCCAGTTACTGATGACGATAATATCGCCTACAGCACCGCCGCCGTTAATATTTACTACTTTATAATCAGTTTCTACTGCACCTTCTACAGTTCTGCCTGCTGTGCCAGTTTTAATACTGCCGTCTGCAAGTACTGCGAAAACGCTTTGCCCTACGGTCGCTGCTGTTCCAGTAATAACAGCAAAGTCCCCTTTGACTGCTACGGATACGGGAAAGCCTGTAGGAACAGTGTTAGAAGCTGATTCGTTATAACCCAGCGGGTTAGTGATTTCACGCACTGCAAAGCCCAGCGGCGCACCTGTGCCTGTGGATTTTACAAAAGCGTCGTTTTCTTTTACGGTTACCGCCCAAACAAAACCGCCAATATTTACGGTGTCAGCTGCGCAATAGCCTTTTTGAGTGCTTACTAAAGGATTGGTACTCATATGTTGACCGGGTACACCAATAGCAGGCAGGATATTTACTTGTCCTTGAAATTCGTTAGCCATTTTTCTTTGCTCCCTTCTTATCGAATAGTGATGTTTTTCAGATTTTTCATGTATTCAGGAGTTTTTTCACTGGATACGCTGAATTTCTTGATTGCTTCGTCGTTAGCGTGGGTTACGTCAAAACGTTGTTTTTGCAACACGTCAACCATAGCTTTGTAAGATTCTTTGGGATATTTAGAAGTATCAATGCCTTTAGCTTGCAAGGCTCTTGCGTAGATATCTTCTGCACTGTCATACGCCATAGCGTCGACGTTACCGAGTGCGAAAGCGCAAGCGTTAGCGGCAGCGTTAAGTTTTTTCACGCGTTCCATAACATTTTTTTCCGCTTCTGCTTTAGCATTAGCCAGCAATGCGGGAAGTGCGTCTTTAGCAAGGTATTTTTCCTCACCTTCGCGCTCGTGGTCGCGGTCAATCCGTTTCGGATTGTCTTTTTCGTAACGCTCGCCTGCTTTGATACCCATTTCAAAACCCGCTTTAAAAGCAGGGTCTTTCATGCGTTCTTCGAGTTCATCATCTTCGGCTTTTTCTTCCTTGTCCTCGTCTTTAGCTTTTTTTGCTAAATATTCTTCCATGCCTTTACGCTCATGTTCTTTATCGAGTTTTGCGCGTTCTGCTGGATTCTTTTCCAATTTCTCGCCTTTGGATACGCCCTCGGCGTAAGTCAATTTTTCATCCATACCTTCACCGCCTTTTAATTCTAACAGTTTCGCCTTAATAGTGTCTTTTTGTGCAGCTTCCAGCCCTGTAAAGAATTTATCTACAAGGTCGTCGATAGAAATATCTGCGTCCACATCCAAGCCAATTTCTCGGGGGTCGTAACCTTCTACCTGCGCTTCAACAACATTTACAGCCTTTTGCAAATTAGCTAACACAACTTCTGCTGCTTCGATACCTAAATCAGCGTCTTTTGCAAAGATAACGCGCTGTAAGTCAGCTTTGCGGCGTTTGAAACTTAAAATATCTTTTGAAAGATTTTTCATTTGCTTTTTTTCTCCCTTCGTTGTTTTTTCTATCTCAACAGGTAAACTGTCGGATACAACTACATCACTGCCAGCCCTGCCTTGCGGTACAAGGGCAACGTGATTACCTCGAATATCTCTCATTACAAAATCATATTTTGCGCCCTGATATTCCCCTGCGGTCATATCGGGTGTATAACGGTAGCTGCAAGATATCTGCTTACAGCTTCCGTCCTCGACGGATTTAATCGCCTTTTTATCGGTGATAGATAACGCATTCAACAAATACGGTTCTTCAAAGCGTGCCTCTGTTCCTGTGCTGCCAACCTGATATTCTTTAGGCGGCGCGTCGGCGGTATAGTCGTGGTGTCCCTGCATTAGCGGCAAGCCGTTAAATGTTGGGGCAGCTTTCGCTAATTCTTCCGGGTCACGCAGTCCATAGTAGACACGTTCGGGGTTTAAGCCTAAATCCTGCCAGTTCGGAATTTCACGCCCTAAATACGGGTTTACGGTCGCCTTACTGATTGGGCAGGCGTCAACGTGCATAAATCCGTTTTCGTCTATTCTGCGCGCTGTTATGGCGGCGTCAAACGCTAAAATATTGTTTTCCCGTTCCATATGGTCAGCCCTTTCGTTTTAACTATTTTTATACAAATGTCTTTATTTGTTATTTTGATTATATCACAGGTTAACTTAATTATTGCTCGTTAGCGAGTAATTCGGTGATATCGGGTCGAAAATCACACCTGCAATATGGCAGTTCTCCCGGTAAAACATTTCTGCCTACATCTTCGTCATAAAGCCCCTCGTCTAAATCAAATGTCTTTCCATTCATTGCAATGTGTGTTTTACGGCTGCTTTTCTCGCCGGGTATATGTATCCATATGCCTTTTTTTATGCCAATATCCTTCGTCTGCATAACGTTTAACGCCTGCGTTGCCTTGTTGGTTTGGTCTATGGCTATCAGTTCTGCCCGCCGTTCTGTAACCTTGTTAAGGTCTTTTATGTGCTGAAATATGCTTGCCATATCCCGCCCTTTAAGTGCGCTGTCAATTACAACATTGGTTAATTTATCAAAGTATTTAGGGGCAATACTCTTTATCAAATTTACGTTACTCGCTACCATTTCTTCAAGTAGCGGTTGATGTAGCGCACTAATGTGAAAATCTATCACAATGCCCGCTTTTTTTAGATTAGCCATAAGTCCCGCTTTAGTCTGTTTATCTATCTTACCGATAAACTTGCTGGCTATAGCGTCCATTTCCTCGGCTTCCCATTCGCTTATATATCTGCCGAAACGCGCTTTTATAGCGTCAATAAGCTGCTGTAAGCGTCTGTTATCAAAATCAATGGGCGCGTCATTCGTTACCATTTCCGACGCTCTAAACAGCTTGTATTTTTCAAGTACAAACTTTAACGCTGCCTTTTCCATTTGTTTTATTAAGCGGCGTATCGAACGGGCGTATTCGTTCTGTATTCCGACGCTGGCAGGTATTCCAGGTATAGTTACCTGTCGCCGCCGTCGTCTGATTTTCGACGCCATACATTAACCCCCTTTTGTAAGGTTTATGCGGGATTATTTGATATAACCCCGCATTTTTTCCCATTTTACTTATTTTTAATCAATTATTTCGTTTTTTTATTCAACTTCTTTTGGCGGCTTTTCATCTTGGCTCAAAACTTCCCGCTTTTCAGTTAATCCTAACAGTTCGCGTTCTTCCTCGCTTAATTCTTCCTCGGGTACGCTTTCTTCATTGAGGTTGTTAAAACCGCTTTTCGGGTCAGCTTTCAGGCACTCTCTGCCCTCGTCAGGACTGATGACACCATTAGATATATAAATCTGCTGCGTTTCAGCTTTGATTTTGTTTACCGTAGCTATGCTTTCTTCTTTTTCCTCTGATAATGGATTGAAGGTAAAAGTTATTTCGTTGTCTATCTCTCCCCATTCCTGCACTTGTAGTACCTTTAAGACGTATTCTATTTGGTCACGCAGTTGCTTTTCTTGCTGGCTGGCTATGTGGTCGTAGTGGTTATTTAAATCACTTTCACCTGTATTAAATCCTGACGGCGTTAAGCCCCACATTTTTGTTACAGGCTCATTGAAGTAAGCCGCTACAATCTCCATTGCCTGACTTACTATATCCTTTACGCCAGCTAACGACGTTGATTTAATATCAATATCTTCTGATTCTTTATCTATTAACATAACGCCGTCATTACTTCGATACTGTACGAAGTTATTTACACGGTTATCAATCTGCGACCAGTCACCGCCCGAAAAAATCTGCTCGTTAAGATTGGTTTTAAAGACCGTTAAGCTGAATTTGGTGAGCAGCCGCGCTTCTGCTTCTCGGCACTCTGTAAAGTGCGCCACGGCGTCTAATACAATCTGTGCAAGCGGGATACCGAAAAAGTTATATGCCGGGCGTAAAATCGTCGGCAGTTCGTTTTCTTGCACTGGAGGCAGGAAGCGGCTTGCGTCTACCGCTTTGCCCATAACAAACCAATATCGTGGCTTGAAGTAATATTCTTGCAGCGGGTCTGCTGCGTTGTATTGACCGGGGGAAAGGTTATACGGCTCTATAATTTTCAAACGCCGCAGTTTTTTACCTCGTAATTCGTTCTTCGTTAAAATTAATGGATTTAGCAGGTTTTCACTGGCGGTGTCGATTCCGTCAAAGTCCATGTATACTAAACTGCCGCCGTAGTATTTACTGATACTTACCGCTTTGCGTAGTGTCGGCAGCAGGTTTATCTTGGTTATTAATTCGTTAAGTCTGTCCAGCTTTGCCTGTTTATCGGTATCAGGGTCATTGTTGCCCTTTGTTGTTAGTGTTATACCCTTTTCTACCATTTCATCAGCAATCATCTCACAGCCTGCGCGAATAAGCCCGTTTTGCGCAAGCCCTGTTAAATAACCGTAGCCTAAAAATTGCGGGTATGCACTCATGCCCATTATAGAGATAGCATGATGTAGCAATGAATGACATTGACCTATAGCAGCGTCATTTGCTTTTTTGGTATCTGCGTCTACCTCTGCTAGCGTAGCTGGCGCACCGTACATTGTTTTAATGTCGGCAAGGGTCGGCACTCTTGGCGTACCTTCTACCGGGTTAATAAGGTTTAATGCTTTCAATCTCGGGTCTTTTCTGATTCGTTCTTTGTTGTTGAAAGCCTGATTTTCGTTGCCGCTATTTTTTCTGGCGGTGGTCAGTGCTTTCTGTCTAATACGTTTCTGCGCGTTTTTGCTGTTGTTCATTTCTTTTCCCCCTATTTATTTACGTTTTACTTTCATTGGCGGGTGGCTGTTTTCTAATGCATATCTAACGGCGTCGATTGTATGGTCGTTGCCGTCGGGATAATTAGCGATATAGTTACCATTTTTATCTTTTTTTAGCTCGTATTGGGCGAATTCTCGTGCTGCATTCGGGCAGCGCATAGGGTCTATAACGATTTCTAATAAATCATCTGTTAAGTATTTATAGCCCCATTCTCTCGAGCCTTGCCCCTTTTTAGCCGGAATAACATTAATCCCATAGCTTTTTAGGCTCATTAATGTTTCATGCTGGATGTCGCTTACTATAAGCCTGTTGCGTGGATTTTCTTTTTTGATGTGTTCTGCTAACGTCCAGCTAGGGCAGCCACGGGCATAGTATTCATTGAATATATATAGCTTGCGTGCTGCGTTATCTAGGTGCATAGTCATGTACGCCATAGGGTCTATTGATACACCTAAATCAAGCCCACGCTTAATATTATCGAAATGCGATATTTCTTCGTTCGTGATTGGTCGCAGTTTTAAGTTAGTGAATATCTCTCCGCCTGTTCCTGTGACTTCACCTAAATACTCATGTCTAAACCTGCGGGGCTGATATACTGCCATAACTGACGCTTCATAGAGGAATTGTTTCCCTACCCATTCGGGCGGGGCTTGCAGATAGTTGCTTTTGTGTAACAGCTTATCGGGACGAGATTTCAAGGCTTCGTTGTTCACCCAGCTTTGCATAGACGCAGGCGGGTTATATGAATAAAAGCACCAAAAACGCTCGCCACCACGCAGCACTGATTGCAATACCTTTTCTATTTCTTCGATTCCCGAAAATTCTTCTAATTCTTCAAACCATGTTATAGCATAGTAACCTTTTTTTACTTTTACGGACTTGCGTTTCGTCGGGTCGTCCAGTCCCCAAAACAATATTTTCTGCCCGGTTTTTTTATATATAAACGACGGCGGCGACACTCTAGCTATGAAAAAATCATTTAGCCCCAGCTTTTCTATAGCCCATGCTATCTGTTCATAAACTGTTGTTTTTATCGTTAATCCAACTTTGCGGAAAACGATAACATTTATAGTTGGGTCTATTATCATAAGCATGATGATAAATATACTTATAGCCGACGATTTCAACGAACCACGCCCACCGCTAAACCAATAATGCGTAAATTCGTGATTCATTACCTGATGATAAACTTTATAGAAAGCCTTGCCGATACAGTCAGTTAAATTAATCTTTGGCGGGGTCATTTATCTTTTTCGCTAAATCTTCAAAGTTCTGCGCTGCTTTTAGCGCGTCGTCGTAGGTCGGCAATTCACTTTCTTCTGCTGGCTGCTCGGCTGGTACATCAGCGACGATTGTCGGGGCTAAAGCTATAGCTAGAGAGTTTTCTCCAAATAACTTATGGTATTTACCCATATTTTCGCTACCCGCTTTTATAAGCGTGTTTTCCATGATATAGCCGTCGGTATATATCTTTTCCATTTGCCCTGTTTCTTGATTCTTTTTTAAAACGTACTTTTTATATTCTATTGTTTCTTTGACCTTGCCCCGCATTTGGTCTGTGTAGCTGCGGATTACTTCTTTGACTTCTGCAATGTCGTCTAATTCGTATTTTGCTCGAAGTTCTTCTACATACTCCTGCACCCACGGGCGGGAAAAAATCATGTATGCCGTGCGCCGGGCTGTTGTTTCTGCAAAGCCTGCGGCTTTTGCGGCTTTATAAAAATTAAAGCATTTTAAATATTCTCTTGCAAACTTTTTTTCACGGTCGTTCGCTACCCGTTTTTCGCCAGCTATGCGAACAACGGCAGACCGTTTGCGTTTTGGACTAGCCATGTTACGCCCCCCTTTTTTGTTTTCATTATAGCACAATCTTTTAAAAAACTATAATTTATCATGTTTACGTGGTACAATAATATAAAACCATTAGGGGGAGCTATTATGACACAAAAATCTTATACAGAAGCTGAATTAATTGAGGGCTTTAACCTTCCCTGTAGTAGTATTCTTGACTTTTTCGACAAATACGAGTGTAAGCGCGTCGTTATCGGATATCCTTCTATATCACACGTTATTTACGGATACAACAATCCCGACTATCTGCCTGATATAGCGCATTTAATAGATTATGGCGTTGGAAAAACAGTAATCATAAGCAGTTACGAAACAGGCTCGCCAAGATATCAAGTCTATAACTTTCCTGATAGGCGGCAGGCTATTAATTTTGTGGATGAAGTGGAATATACGTTGTTTGTGCCTATTGATTGTATTTTAAATTTCATAACTCAAAAAATAGGCTTTTGGTCTTATAAGACTACAGTAAATATTCTTGACGATAACGAATATAATATTATTCTTGTAGTTGAAGGGCGCAGGATTGAGCTGACTGACGATAACTTTATGGATAGAGTTTTAATTACTCAAAAAACTCTGCTTATCGAAAATGATTCGATAACCCACGCTAAAAGCGCAGTGGAATATTACCGCAACATTTTTAAAATGTCCCGTCGCTTTGTTGCAGAGATAACAGGTATCCCGCTTAAAACGCTTAATGCTTTTAGTTCATCTCCTGACCGTTCAATCTTAAAAACGAATGCGCTCAACGTGTATAAGCTAGCGCAGTTATTCGGGGTAAGCATGGAGCAGTTTTTATTGACTGAATGCGAAATAAACCCTACTAGTAAGGCTTTTTTGGAAAGTAAAGAGGTTTAAGTATGAATATTGATAACGCATTATATGCCCTGAATATCGCGCCTGACGCCCGGCAGTTAACCGTTTTTATCGACGGTGAAGCAATTCCTCAAAGCCGCCCTAAAATCGCCACACGGGGCAAAAATGGTGTTCCGTTGCCACATGCTATAGCATACTACAAGGACGCTTCCGTTTACTACCGCCAGCAATGCGAATACTGTATTAAACAAGCTGTTCAAAAGTCAGGTATCTTTTTTAAAGATGTCGCCTTGTTTTGTGAAGTGTATATTTTTTTGCCTGTCCCTGCGTCGAAAAGTAAGAAGTTTAAAGCCGCTGTTGATGTCGGCGCAGAATTTCCAAAAGTCAAGCCGGACTGCGATAACCTTTTTAAAAATATCACAGACGCAGCCGAGGGCTTGGCATTCGATACAGATAGCCGCATTGTTTCTGTAAACATCCATAAGCGTTATACCAACGGCGCACCGTTTGCTGTACTGCGGCTTACAGAAGTCAACGAAGAAATAACAGTCCTACCATCTTTTATTAAATTACATACAAAAAGCAGAGGTTAAAACCTCTGCTTTTTTATTTACTGTAAATTGATTCGCCATATAGATTTATTAAATACTTCCGGCAGTATTCTTTTACATCATTGCACTTTTTACCGTGGTGACGTTCTGTGTGGCAGTCCATGCATAGCAATACGCCGTATTCTATTTGGTCGCTTTTTATCCCGTTGTGTTCGTGATGAAACTTTTCGCCGGGGTCTACCCGATCACCGCAGTAAATACATTTATGCTGGTCGCGCTGGTGTATCCTTTCATTTAGCTTTGCTAACTTCTGCCCTTTAAGTCGTATGATTTTCGTTTTGGGTATCGGATTCATTATGTTTCCTTTCGTGTTATTCTATTTTTTTAGGTTTAATGGCAGTTATTTTCTTGTCTAATATTTCTGTCAGGCAATTTTCGCAAAGCATTTCTATGTACATATCATATTCTTCTATTGTCGTCGGAAAACATTCTTTATTCGTTTTTCCGCATTTTTTGCAGGTCGCTAAACGCTTTTTATTTAAATCTACTAAAATTCCTAACGCCTGACAAGATTCATTGAAAAAATTTATTGCGTTTGCTTCTATTGCGTCTTTAGGATTTAAACTATCTAAAGCTTTTGACGTAGGCAAAAACAGAATACTGTTACATTTTTTGTATTTTTTTAAGCTATCTTTTCCCCTTTCTACACATATGAAATGAAAGCCGTCTATAAATTCGTTGTATTCAAAAATTAAGAAGTCGCCGGGGAATAAATTGTATTGATAGCCTTTATAGTTGAAAAACAGTTGGTTTGATTCTTCGGTAAAAGATGTTTTTATGCTACGTTCAACCTTTAGCATAGTGACTTCGTTTCTTATTTCTTCCGGTATATCCTCTATTGTTATATTAGTGTTTCCTTCCCATTGCCACGCATAAACTTCTGTTATCTCGTAGTATTTTTCGATTCCTGCCATTTTACATATCTCCCTGTTTTTCGATTTCATCTAATGTTTTTTGAATTTCTAAAAGCTCTTGATTTATTTTTGCACCTTGTCTTATTAAAGC